CGACCACCATTGGCCGAGATATTCTTCGAGGATGTGCTTATGGCCATTGTGTTTTATGGTATGCCGATGCTGGCTGAAAACAACAAGGCGCGACTCTTGTATCACATAAAAAACAGGGGGTACAGAGGCTTCTCTATGAACAGGCCAGACAAGCATTACAACAAGTTGTCTGTAACAGAGCGAGAGATAGGCGGTATACCAAGTAATTCTGAGGACATAATTCAGACACACGCCTCTGCCATACAGTCTTATATTGAGAAGTATGTTGGTTACGATCGAGAGGGTAGATATAGAGATCCTGACGAAATGGGCGACATGCCTTTCAACAGAACTCTTGAAGACTGGGCAAGGTTTAATATAAGCGACAGAACAAAGCACGATGCGTCAATAAGTTCAGGACTGGCTATAATGGCCTGTCAGAGAAATCTTTATCTTCCCGCTCAAGAGAAACCCAGTAAAATAACAGTTAAATTTGCTCGATATAACAACACTGGTTCAAGGAGTGTACTGAATAGGCGCGAACAACATGGATAAAGATTTTCAGATTCGTAAGCAGGTTTTTCCGAGTGTACTTTTATCTAATTCGGAAAAGGATAGCCTGGAAACCGGACTTGAGGTTGGGGAGGCTATTCAGTATGAGTGGTTTTCCAGGGATGGCAGATCGTCATCTAGTTACTACTCAAGGCTAAACACTTACACTACTTTGAGGCTTTACGCTCGTGGAGAGCAGTCTACCCAGAAGTACAAAGAAGAACTTTCTGTTGATGGTGACCTGTCTTACTTAAACATGGACTGGTCAATAGTGCCGGTTATACCCAAGTTTGTGGACATTGTGGTCAACGGAATGTCGAACAGGATGTTCAAGGTGAAGGCCAACGCGCAAGACGCGATGTCTCAAAGTAACAGGAGCCGGTACCAAAGAATGATTGAGGGTCAGATGGCCGCCAAAGATGTGCTATCCATTGTACAGGACAAAACGGGATTCAACCCGTTTACAATGAACCCTGAAGATCTTCCGGAGAATGATGAGCAACTGTCTTTGCACATGCAGCTTCACTTCAAGCCGTCAATTGAAATTGCTGAAGAGGTTTCCTTAACCACGGTTCTCAACGAGAATGATTTCCTTGAGCTCAGAAAAGAGCTCGATTATGATCAGGTGGTTTTGGGAGTCTCCTTTGCTTGTCATGAGTTCCAAAAGGGGGCTGGCATAAAGGTTTCTCGACTAGATCCGGCTGAGGTCATTCACAGCTACACGGAAGATCCGTATTTCAGAGATTGCTTCTACTGGGGCAATGTGAAAACGATCCCCATAAGCGAGGTGTACAAGATAAATCCGGACATAACCAAAGAGCAGCTCAAGGAGATTACGGATGCTTCCAAACAGTGGAACAACTACCATGATTCCGCTAGATACATAGACGGTATTTTTTCTGAGGACACCTGCAACATCCTTCGTTATTGGTACAAGACCACTAGAAGGGTGGTGTACAAGAAGAAAATGCTTGATGACGGGGGTGTAAGGGTTGTTGAAAGAGATGATGACTTCAACCCCACTGAGGAAGATCTAGCAACAGGAAGGTTTGAAAAGATAGAGAAGGTCATTGACGTTTGGTATGAGGGGGTTATGGTTTTGGGAACTCAGATACTCCTCAAGTGGGAACTCGCCAAGAATATGGCCAGACCTAAGTCTGCGGCGCAATACGCAATCTCTCCGGTTGTTGGCTGCGCTCCAAGAATGTACAAGGGTGTTACAGAAAGCTTGGTTCGTAGAATGAAGCCGTTTGCAGACCTTATTCAGGTTACTCACTTGAAGATACAGCAAGTGATTCAGAGAATGGTTCCAGACGGTGTCTTCTTGGATGCAGATGGTCTGAATGGTGTGGACTTAGGGAATGGAGGCAATTACAACCCAGAGGATGCTCTTCGCCTTTATTTTCAAACAGGTAGTGTTGTTGGAAGGAGTTACACAACTGACGGTGACTTTAACAATGCTAGAATACCTATTCAAGAGTTGTCAAAGAACTCTGGGGGCTCTAAGCTTCAAACACTAATTGCGGCCTACAACCATTACCTGGACTCAATACGAACGGTAACAGGATTGAACGAAGCTAGAGATGGGTCTACACCAGACCCTAGGGCGCTCGTTGGTCTTCAGAAGCTTGCTGCCCTTAATTCAAACACTGCAACAAGACACATTCTCGACTCAACCCTTTACGTTTTTAAGAAGATTTGTCAGGCTGTATCACTCAGAATATCAGATTTGCTTGAGTATTCTGATGAAATGAGGGATAATTTTATTAACAAGGTCGGTGCATATAATACTTCGATAATTGACGAGATAAAAGACCTCTACCTGTATGATTTTGGGATAGATATCCAGATGGCTCCGGATGAAGAGGAGAAGAACAAGCTGGAGGAAAACATTCAGATGGCCCTGTCTAAAGGAGACATTCATTTGGAAGACGCTATTGATGTGCGCGAGATCGACAATGTTAAGCTGGCGAACCAGCTCCTGAAGATCAAGCGGATCAAGAAGCAGGAAAATGACCAAAAGATGCAGATGCAAAGAGATGCTTTGGTTGGTCAACAAAATCAGATGTCCCAGCAAATGGCGGCTAAATCGGCTATTGACAAGATAAATGCCGAGGCCATGGGTAAGATGAAGGTGAAGCAAGCAGAAATTGCATTTGAAATTCAAAAAATGAATGCAGAAGCCTCCCTTAAAGAGCGATTGATGCATCGAGAGTTCTTGTACAACATGGAACTAAGAGGCATTGATCAAAGCAAGCTCAGTGAAAGGGAAAAGGAGAAGGAAAAAGCAAAGTCTAAGAGGATAGCTGAGCAGAATACTCAACAGTCTCAGTTAATAAATCAGAGAAAAAACAACCTTCCTCCAATGAAATTTGAGTCAGAAGAAGACAGCCTAGATGGATTTGGTCTTGAATCGTTTTCACCTAGGTAGTTAAATTTGCAATAAACGAAACCAAATGGAAATCACTGTAAAAGAAGTCTCGACAAAAGAGACCAGCGCCGCCGAAAGAGAGGAGAGGGTTTTGACAGAAGCTCAAAAGGAAGAAGCGGGAAAAGAAGGGGTCGAAACAAAGACCGATGAGGCGCCGCCTGAAAAAAGCGTTACAGAGAAAGACGTTCTTGAATTTATTAAGGCTCAAAAAAATCAGGAATACTCCTCCATTGATGAGATCCTTACACCAAAGGAAATCATCAAGGAGCCAGAGCTTCCTGAAGATGTTTCTAAATACCTTGAGTACAGGAAAGAAACCGGACGCAGTTATCGAGATTTCTTGGCTTTCCAAGAGAGTTTTGAGGACAAGTCGGAAGACGAGCGATTGTCACAGTATCTACTAGCTACCGAAAAGGGGCTTGATGCTGAAGACGTCCAAGTCATGATGGATGAGTTTTCCTATGACGAAGACATTGATGATGATGATCATATCAAAAAGGTCAAGCTCAAGAAAAAGAAAGTGATTGCAAAAGCCAAAGAGTGGTTCGATCAGAATAAGGAAAAGTATGGAACAAAGGGCGAGTCGTCCGGAGTTTCTATTCCTGAAGCTGAAAAGGAGCAGTATGAGGCTTACAAGCAATATGTCGAGAGTGCGAAAACAGAGACAGAGGCCATTGAGCGTAAAAGGGAGGTCTTTACCCAGAAGACAGATGAAGTTTTCTCACAGGATTTCAAAGGTTTTGAATTTCAAGTGGGGGATAAAAAAGTCTTGTTTTCCCCTGGGAATGCAGAGGATGTTAAAAAGCTACAGACTGACACCTCGTCTTTTGTATCGAAGTTCTTGGATGAGAACGGAATGATAAAGGACGCAGCGGGTTATCACAAGTCGCTTTCAGCAGCCCTGAACCCAGACAAGTTGGCCAAGTTCTTTTACGATCAGGGAGTGGCGGACGCCGTGGAAAAGAACATGAGGAATATCAAGAACATTGATATGTCCCCAGGTCAGGCCAGGCAAGTAGCCGGTTCAAATGGTTTTTCTGTTCGTGCTGTCGAAACACCTGGAGGAGATGGTTCCTTCAAGGTAAAAGCAAAGAACTAACCCTAAAAGGATAAAACTATGTCCTTACTAAACTCGCCGACATACCAGCTACAACCGTCGGCACAACAAGTGGCATTGCCCACGAATTACATTACTGACTTCAACTTCTTGAATCAGTATTTGCCAGACACCTTTGAAAAGGAGTTTGAGCGCTATGGAAACCGCAGCATCGCGTCTTTCATGCGTATGACAAGTGCAGAAATGCCCAGTTCTTCAGATAAGATTATCTGGACAGAGCAAGGTCGTTTGCACATCAAGTATGTGAATTGCACCAGCGACGGAAGTGCTACCGATCCAACGGCTACCATTACCGTAGGTGACGTGCTAGACCCATCTTCTCAGCCGCTTCTCGGAGGCGCGGGGGGCATTGGTATTCGCGTTGGTCAAACGGTGGTGATTACCGCCAACAATGGAACTGGCGCAAACAAGGGCATTGTGACCGCCGTTGACACTTCTGCAGCAACCTTTGACGTGGCTTATTACGAAGCTGGCGGTCAGGTTTTTGCCTCTGCTGTTGCTTGTACTGTTCAGATCTACGGATCAGAGTTCAAGAAAGGAACTACCGGCATGGTTGGTAGCCTTGAGGCTAATGATGAGTTCTTCGAGACCTCTCCCATCATCATGAAAGACCACTACGAAGTGAGTGCGTCAGACATGGCTCAGGTTGGATGGGTTGAAGTGACCACTGAAAATGGAGCCAACGGCTTCTTGTGGTACCTCAAGTCAGAGCACGAGACTCGTCTCCGCTTTGAGGACTACATGGAGTCCGCGATGCTTGAGGCTGTTCCAGCAGAAGCGACATCTGGAGCTGTTGCTGCCGGGTATAAGGGTATGGAGGGTGTCTTCTACTCTGTAAACGAAGGCGGAAACGTATTCGGTGGTGGTTATCCAACTGTTTTGTCTGACTTTGACCTCTTGGTTGACCGTATGGACAAGCAGGGCGCAATCGAAGAGAACGTATTGTTCTTGAATCGCAACGCTTCGTTTGCGATTGATGACATGCTGGCTACTTTGAATGGAGTAGGTGTTGGTGGAACTAGCTACGGCTTGTTCGACAACAGTGAGCAAATGGCGCTCAACCTTTGCTTCACTGGCTTCCGTCGTGGTTACGACTTCTACAAGTCGGACTGGAAGTACCTCAATGATCCTACTGCGCGTGGAGGATTGCCTGTTTCTTGGAGTGGTTCAACCACAGCCAACACAATCACCGGTATGATGGTTCCTGGTGGCGCAACCACTGTGTACGACCAAGTTCTTGGAAAGAATGCAAAGCGTCCTTTCTTGCACGTTCGTTATCGCGCCTCAGAGGCCGAGAATCGTCGCTACAAGACTTGGATCACCGGTAGCGCCGGAGGTGCTCAGACAAGCGACCTCGATGCGATGGAAGTCAACTTCCTCACTGAGAGAGCTGTCTGCACGCTTGGACGAAACAACTTCTTCATCTTCCGTTACGGATCGTAAGAAGATTGGGCGATAGGGAGGTGTTATTCGTAACACCTCCTTTTTTCTTAAATGCAACAACAATTACAAAAATGAAAAAGCAACTGAAAGACCGGGTGTACCGGTTGAAAAATCAACGGAAGCCATTGAGTTATGTGCTTCCATCTAGGCACACAAACGCTCATCCACTCCTTCATTTTGATGAGCAGAAAGGCACTTCAAGAGCCCTTCGTTATGCCACCAACCAGCAAAGCGTATTTATTGACGAGCAGCAAGGGGAGGTTATCCTTGGCCACGTCATTTTTGAATCAGGCATGCTGAATGTCCCTAAGGAGAATCAAGCTTTGCAGCAACTTCTTCATTACCATCCTAGCCTAGACAAGATCTTCGAAGAGGTTGACAATGAAAGAGATGCTCAAAAAGAGCTTGCTCGTCTTGATATGGATGCAGAAGCCATGATTCGTGCGAGAGAGATGCCCATCGAGCAGCTTGACATAGTTCACAGGGTGATTTATGGAAGGCAGACCGCTGGCCTCACTAGCGGAGAGATACGAAGAGACGTTCTCTCTTATGCAAAAAACAATTCGGAAGACTTCCTTGAGATCCTGTCAGATCCCAATACAGAGGTAGAGGGAAATGTGTACAAGTATTTTGAGGAGAACCTGTTGAGTTTCAGGAGAAACAAAACTGAAGTTTGGTACAACATGCCAAAACTCAAGAGCAAGATGCTCAATGTTCCTCATAATGCTAATCCGTACTCTGTTATTGCAGATTTCCTGAAATCTCCAGAGGGGTTAGACGCATACAAAATGCTTGACTCAATGTTGATTGATCACGTTACCCCACCGGATAGCGATAATGCGAAAGATCCAGGCGACAAAGTAGTCTACAAGTAATTAAGAGCCCGGTTCGCCGGGCTTTTCTTTTTGTAGATTTGCAACAGCCTTATTACCAGCTACGATGATCAACTCAGTAAGAAACTCGGTTCTGTCTATACTGAACAAAAACAATTACGGGTATTTGTCGCCAGCGGACTTCAATCTTTTTGCGAAAAACGCGCAGATTGACATATTTAATGAGTATTTCTCGGCATACAATGATGCTGTAAATAGAGAAAACGCAAGGGTTAGTGGAACCGGATACGCGAACACTAAAAAGATGACCGAAGAGGTTATCGACCTGTTTTCTGAAACAAAAGCATTAGGGAAGACGTCTGCCGGCCAGTCCGCAATCAACAACTCGTTTTACCTACCAAGCTTACTTACCACAGGGGATATTCATAAAGCAATCAATAAGGTTGTGATATACCCAACGGTGAAGCTTAGTGGAGCAAGCAGTGCTGTTTCCAGCAATCAACTGGTGTCTACATCTCAGTTCACCGGCGTAAGCAACGGCGACATTGTGGTCAATTCAACCACGGAAGATTTTGCTTATGTAACTGGTGTTCAGTTAAATAGCCTAAATTTATCAGGTGATATTTTTACGGCTATCGGGCAGTCGTTTAGGGTTTACTCAAAGAGCGTAATTAGAGAGGCTGAGCGAGTATCTCACTCCAAGATACACATGCTTCAAATGGGACTTAACACAAGTCCTTCATCTTTATTCCCAGTGTACGTTGAGCAAGGAAACTTAATTCAGGTGTATCCTGAAAGCAATACTCAGTATGGGTCTGTTTTTGCCCAGTACATAAGGATGCCAAAAGAACCAAAGTGGACGTTTACTACCCTAGTCAATGGTGAGCCTTCGTTTAATCAAAGCTCTCCAGACTACCAGGATTTTGAACTCCCAGATGAAGATGAGGTGAACCTGGTGTTGCGGATTCTTCAATACGCCGGAATGTCTATAAGAGAGATTGCTGTCCAGCAATATGCGCTCCAGGAGGAGATGATGGCGAAACAAAAACAATAACAGTCCATGGCCTACTTGACACCATTTGATTATTACCAGAACGAGTCTAATTGGGGGTCGTATCAATACATTTCGCTGGATGATATCGTCAACAATTATATGTTGATGTATTCCGGAAACAACAAACTGATCAACAATGAAGACCGCTTCCAGGTGGTGTTTCATGCCAAGCGAGCCATCCAGGAGCTGAATTACGATGCCCTGAGGCAAGTCAAGGTACTGGAACTCGATGTTTGTGACCAGTTAAGGTTTGTTCTTCCCTATGATTATGTGAGCTGGGTTCGCATATCAATGTACAAGGATGGCATCTTGTATCCGCTTTCAGAGAACATACAGGTGCAGTCATCTAATGCTTATTTGCAGGACAATGACTGTAACATTTTGTTTGATGAGTCTGGAAACATACTGCAGCCTGAGTATTCTCAATTAGATTTCGACAGGATCAACGGAACTGAAAAGAGCATCTACATGAATCCTGGAAGCCCGTTCAATGGGCTAGATGGGTGGTTTTTTGATGGAAGATGGGTGTTTCAGTTTGATGTCGGCGGTCGCTTTGGAATGAATACAGAGACGGCTAATTCAAACCCAAGGTTCACAATAGACCAGAGCAAAGGCGTGATAAATTTCAGCTCTGATATGTCTGGAAACCTTTGCATACTTGAATACTTTTCAGACGGAATGGAAGGCGGTGACGAGTCGAAAATGCAGGTCAATAAGATGTTTGAGGAGTATCTGTACGCCCATATCACTTATGAGCTTCTCAACTCCAAGCTTGGTGTTCAGGAGTACATTGTGGAAAGAGCTAAGAAAAAGAGAAGAGCTCTTTGGCAAAACGCTAAGATCCGGATGAGCAACATTAAGCCTGGAAGGTTACTGATGAATATGAGGGGCCAGAATAAAACCATCAAGTAATGCCCAATCTTAAACGGAATTTTTTGATTGGCAGGATGAACAAGTCTTTCGATGAAAGGCTTGTACCTGATGGTGAGGTTATAGATGCGCTAAACTGCCGGTTTGGATCTACCGAGCAGTCCGAAGTAGGCGTTGTTGAAAACGCTAAGGGAAACGAACTTATTTGCGAGTTCACCTTCCAAGAAACATCTCTTAGTGTACAGGCTAAGACAATAGGTAGGTTTACCGACAGCAGAAGGGAAACGATATACCTATTGATCCATGATCCCAACTTTGTGGCCAGCCCCACCGGGAAGCTTGACATGGTGGTTTCATACAATGTGCAAACCGACACAAAGCGGTATCACATCATAAGTTCTCAGAATCCGAACGATACCGACAACACCACACTGAATTTTGATGCCAGATACCTCGTGACTGGTATCGGTATGATTGAGGATCTGCTGTTTTGGACAGATGACAGAAACCCTCCAAGGTTCATAAACATCAACAGGGCCTATCCGGCCCC